AATATGAAACCTGATAAACCAATGACTCCTGATAAGCCTATGGATCGGGAGGGAGAAATGAAAAAAGATAATGATATGAAACAAGATAAGCCAATGACTCCTTGGGAAGAAATGAAACCAAGTGACGAGGGGAGTGAACTTTGTTGGCATGTAGTAAATGGAAAATGCGGATGAAGAAATTTTTATTATTAGTGCCTTTATTACTTGGGATTTTTTCTGTAAGTGATACAAGTGCATTTGCGGAAGAAATGCCTGAATTTGTTGGAGATAAGATTAATGGGAGTGTTACTTATCGTAATAGTCCAACTAGCTTTCCTATTCGTATGCAAAGTGAAGGGAGAGAGGGTAGGATAGATTTTCCTCGTCCAGTTGATATTGCGGGGTTTTCTTATTCTACATCTAGTATGAAAAGTTCGTTCAATGTAGATATTTATTATGGTGGTACTAGATATCCAAGGAGTTTTTCTTTTAAAGAGGGAGAAACATCTAAGGCGTTTGTGCAAAGCATTTTAAAAGGAGTTACTAAGATTGAATTCAAAGCAGTTTCTTATGATGGATTATATTTAAATTCACTTAATGTTTTTGAATATCGTCAACCACCACCAAATAACGTATCAGATATAAAAACAGAAAAACTTTCACATAACTCTGTAACGCTAACTTATAAATTTCCAACTGAAAATTTTGGTACTGTAAAAATATTTAGAGATGGGAAAGTAATTGCTGACAGTTATAAATCCGAATATTTTATTGATACTGGTTTGAATCCTGAAACTGAATATACTTATAAGTTTGTTTCTGTTTCACCTACTGGGAATCAAGAATCAAAAGGTATTGAATATAAAGTGAAGACTGATCAGGCTCCTGATTTAACCAAACCTTCAAAACCATCTAGTCCTATTCTTACACCAAGGGATGGCTCTTTGATTGTAAATTTAACGAATTATAATGCGGGTGTAAGAATTAAGGGTTATCACATTATTGTAGATGGTAAACAGATTAATGATTCGCTTGTTACAGCTCGTTCTTATGCTATTAAGGGGTTAAAGAATGGACAATCATATCAAGTGCAGATTAAAGCTGTATCAGCTTGGAATGTAGAAAGTGATTTGAGTAATCCTGTTCCAGGTATTCCACAAGTGCAAGTAATACCTGATATTGCATTTAATTTTGGTCTCACTGATTTAATTGAATCTATTAAAAATTGGTTCGGTGGAATTTGGCCTATCGTTGCATTTAGTATTGCTATTCCATTAGCGTTTATTGTTGCGTTTAACACGAAGAAGTTATTTTTAAGGTAGGTGCTTAGTTTGATACAACCAGTTACATCTAAGGACTTAATACAATTTCTCCAGTATGCATTTCATGCTGGGGAAAACGTGTTATTTCTAGCGTTTGTATTAATGATTACATTCTCTGTTGCTATAAGCATTAGAAGGATTATGGTGGGTTATAAGCAATCATGATGGAGAAGTTTGTTAAGTTCTTAAAAGGTGGATTTGAAGCGGTTATAAAGTCGTTAAAAACGTTTATTGATTTTTTAGCTACACCATTTCAATATCTACTGGATTTTTTAAAAGGAATCTTTTATTTCATAGAAAAGCTGTTTCAAGTTGTAGTAGCAATTATAAAATTATTCGTTGCCTTGTTTCAGTTTTTAGGTGCTGTAATAGCGGGATTCTTTAAAACTTTATTTCTATGGGTACAACCTAATTTTGATGGTGGGAATGTATCGTTTCCTAGTGCATCAATGAAAGGTTTCAAAGTGGCTACTGATATATTACTTCCTACTGGATTGCTTACAGTTATTCCGGCTGTGGTCACATGTTTTATTTGGTACTTGTTTGTTAAAAAGCTCATGGATCTATTCAGAGGTGGTCATCATTAATGAATGCGTTAATTGATACAATATTTAATCCTGTTCTTGGTTGGCTTGCACAAATGGCAAAATATTTAAGTGATTTAAGCGTACCGGCAAGCCGTCCTTTGCGAATTAGTGATTACCTTGGAGTATTTGCTTATTTATATGGTTGGACAACCGTTATAACGACGTTATTTGCTTTAGTTTTTGTATATTTTGTTTGTTACATCATCATGACTTACAGTAGTTTGTTTATTCGATTTAAAGATACAGTGAAATGGTGGTAATGATATTGAATATTGTAGGGCAAGCAATTTTATTAATATTTTTTACGACAGTTGTTTCTTGGATGGTAATAGATACATTGAAATTCTTTAGAGGGATAGAAGAATGATTTTATTAATATTGGGAGTCGTTAGTTGTTTATTAATTTTAGTTTGTGATGCAACTTCAAAAAAGGAGAGTTAAAAATGCAGGCTTTTAATGCGATGTTTGAGTTATCAAGTGCGATTTGTTTATCTATATTTCTATTTATAGTGTTACCCTACATGTGGTTGAAAGGGCGTATGTCGAAATGAAATTAGCAAATTCATTTTTGAGAGGTATTAATTATACAGTTTTCACTTTATATGTATTGTTCTGTCTATACATATGTTATGGAACATCTTTGAATATTTTAGACCTATTTAATGCTATTTTAAATTCGAAAATGGGTGAAATGAACGGTATTATGCTACCTCTTGTTGCTAGTGTCCTTTCTATGTTTGGAGTTGTTATTGTTTCTAGTGGTGCTGTTAAGCTTTATTACAAATTAATATCTAGAAAAAAAGAAAAGGAGTCAGTTGAATGTTAGCTAAAACAAAACGTAAAGTACAGCCACAATTTGAAGGGCATAGAGCATTAATTATAAAGGAAGAAGGTACATGCACTGTAGAACAGGTTATATCGTTTGATTCGGAGATTTTAGAAACGAGTACAGCCATGTTACCACGTGATAATGAATTGAGATTGCTTGATGATAATCATGGTTATGTGTATCACATTTATAATTTAGAAAAACCGGCAAGAATCGAAGCGGAAAATATTAAAAGATTACGCCGATCCAGTGCGTTAAAAGGAATTTTTGAATTTGAAACGGGTAAGAAACAATTTGATTTAATTGGCTTTATGCCATGGGTAATTATTATTTTATTAGCTATTTTTAAATAATGGGGTGAGATGAATGAGTGAAGTAACTTTAGAAAAAACAACTATACAAGAAGAATTGCCAGATGTTCAATCTGTGCTGAAAGAAGAAATTTTAGAAGAAGATATTTCAAATGAAAGTATTGAAACGGTTCAATTATTTCAATACATGAAGGAAAATTCAGTTCCTTTAAATTCATCTCAAATGAAAGGTATCTTATTACTTAATGAGAATGGATGTAAAGATATAGCTGATTATGTACTTTCTGTGAAAAAACAAAGTTTACCATTAGCCTTCTATGAAAAAGTTCTAAAAATATTAACTATGTTTGACAGAATTAAGGGTAATGCTAAATTAAGTCATTTGCTTAAAGCGAATGCAAATCCATCATTATCATTGTCGGCTAATAGTGCCAAAGTTGTTAAAGGGAATGAATTGGCATGAATGTAATGGTATTTGAAGGTTATCTTGGAAGTGGTAAGACTTTGGGAATGTCGTTGTTTGCATATCATTTTAAACTTATGAGTAACTGTGTATTGTATAGCAATTATGGAGTAGTTGGTTCTAAGTCATTTACTTCTATTGAAAATTTTAAAGATATTGCACAAGAGAAATCTACTATTTTGTGTCTTGATGAAGCTCATATTGATTTGGATGCTCGAAGTTTTTCGAGTAATTCTGTTAAATTCTTTTCTCAAGTATCATATTATCTTAGAAAATTACGTTGTACGTTATTTATTGCTTCACCATCATTTGAAGATTTAGATTCACGTATTAGAGGTATTACGAATGTTCTTGTTAAGGTTTCAAACGATAAAAATTATTATTATTACACAATGTATGATATTCAATCTAAACGATTCTTAAAGAGAATGCGTATTCGTAAACAAAAAGCTTATAAAATTGGTTCGCAAATTTATGATACAGAAGCAATGGTTTCACCGGTAAAAGTTCCAGAAAAACGCCAAGACTTTATGGAATTTTTAGAAGCGTTGAAGACGACCGCCGAAGAGTACGGACGCCAGTACAAGCATTCAGCGTAAGCTGTATGCGCGGTACAGGCGGGAGGACTTCATAAGATTATAAAAATTATATCAAGGAAGGTACGTTGTTATGGGGATTTTAAAGAAGAAAAAATTTAGAGAAGAAGTAAAAAGAATAAATAAGGCTCATAAAGATATGAGAGAATTTCTAGATTTGCTCATGGATCGCTACGGATTAGATGAAGAAGAAATAAATAATTGTGAAGTGATTAAACATCATTTTGATAATTTAGATGTGATGTTTAGTCAAATGGCTAAGTAGGTCATGAAATGATTTTTATTTGTATATTTTTTTTAGTCTGTTCGTTTTTAGTTGGTGTTGGATTTGCTGTGATGAATGATTTTTAAGGAGATATAGTTGAAATGATACATGTAGATTGGTTAAAAAGTATGGCGAGAGATGGATTATTTTACGGTTCATTCATTGCTGTGATTGTTATTCTATTAAATTGGTTTACAGGTTAAATAGAATTAGAGAATGCTGTAAATAAGCATCAGAACACGCAAAATCACTTCTGAAACGCTTGGAATGTGAATCGGTAGATGGAAATGGAAAGTGTGTAAGAAGCCGTAGCAAAGCGAAGGAGTTTTATAAGAAAAAGTTTTTTGGTTTGTAAAAAGTTTTACTTATAAAAGTTGATGTCCTGAAAGGTTGCCTAAAGGAATAGAAAAAACAAGCTATTGCGTTCTCCCAAACATTGTTTGGGGGACACCCGCTGTAGGCGAATGGGGTGTGGGACCTCCCACGTTGGAAAGTTTTTGTTACCTTTTTTCAAAAAGGTAGGTTTTATAAGAAGGGAGAAATTAATATGTTAAATTTTCCGCAAAATGATGTAATTGATGCTCTTTTGAGTCTTATGTGGTTTCCGTTAATGTTGACTATACCTTTTATTGGTTCTTTTTTCATATTGAAGATGATAAGAAGAATGTTTGTTGGTGATAGTTATATGCGTTCTAGTAGTTTTAGTAGTTCTGTAGGTAAAGATACTTATTCTCCAAGAGTTAATTTAAATAAAAGCAGTTATTCTAGTTTGAGTAGTAAGAAATCAAGTAGTTCAAACAGTTCTAATTCAGATTATTTGGTTGCTACATCATTAGCAGCATCATCATATAGTTCATATGATTCTAGTTCATCTTATGATTCTGGTTGTTCTAGTTCATCTTACGATTCAGGTTCTAGTTCTTCGTATGATTCGGGTTCTAGCTGTGGTTTTGGTGATTGATAATGGAGAATGTTATTGTCACGACGTTTTGTACTTTAGGGGTTTTATTCTTGTTTAAAGGGATGCTAGACACGTTAAAAGAAGGGTGATATGTAATGGATTTGCCTGTTTGTAATGAAAAAGAGGTAACTGTTTTATCTAAAACATTGAAATATTTGAGAAGTGATCAATCTAATCAAGTTAAGGTACATAAAGAGTATTTAGAGGACAGAGGTTGGATTTTTGATGATTTAACTTATATAGATAGCAATATCTATGTAGTTTATAAAAAAGAGGTTGTAAAGCGAAATAAGGCGTTTTAAGGGGTGTATATATGTTTAAAAATTTTTATCGTGAATATATCCATGTATTGTTTAATCTTGCTGTGATGTTCTTTTATTTTAGTTATTGTTTAGTTGGTGCAGATTTTAATTTATTGACTCCGGTATTTGTTGGAATTGCTTTGTTTATCTATATTAAGTATGTATGGATCGATAAGAAATTTGTTAATGAAAATATAGGTAAAATAAAAGATAAAAAGATGGTTTTTAGAAAATATGCTATAAGTGGTGAAAATATTGGATATGCAGTTTTTACAAATTTCTTATTGTTTCTTTTGTATTTAGGAATATCTGTATATTTTAAGCCTTTAAGTGTAATGGCTTTATTATTTGCTTTTGTAGTTAATGTTAGTTTTCTTATGTTAACTCTTAGAATAATGAGTAGATTTAGTATAAAAGAATAAATGTAGAGTGAAAAAACAACTCTTAGTGTATACTATTTTAAAATTTGTATATACAAAGGGTTGTTTTTGTATATACGTTATGATAATATGAGTATACAAAAGTTGTTTGGGAGGTTATGATTTTGAGTAAATTAAAAGAAGTAAGTAAACCTAGGTCGTTTCGTTTTACTGATAGTCAGTTAGCTATAATTGATGAATTGGTTGATATTGAGAATGATAGAAGAAGGACAGTTGCTAGAGAAATGAATTTGGAATATAAGGATTTGAATCGTACAAGCTTTTTATGGTATTTAGCTGAAGAAAAGAAGCGTAAATATCAGGAACAAGGAGAAATGTAATTAAAATATGAAAAAAAATCTGTTTTATATAGGATTTATTGCTTTTGTATTATTTGTTGCTCTTGTTGGTTATGGCGGATATTTAGAAAATGAGAAGCGACTTGCTGAGGGTTTGCGAAAAGAGGTTTTAATAGTAGATAAGGATAAAAGAATGAGTTCTACTGGATTAATGAGTTCTCCAAAGTACTCTGTAAAGTTCTATGTGGATAAAAAACTTCATGATATTGATGTTAATTCTAGTGTTTATGAAAAATCGGAAGTTGGTTCGAAATTGAAAGTTATAGAATATAAGAATCAAATTGTATTAGAGTAGTTCAAAGTATTATTAATGTGTTTTTATTACTTATATTATTAAAATAATTCGGGGTTAGTAGGTGTTATATTTGTCTAATTCAAAGGAAGATTTCCAGTTACGAACTGTGGAACCCCCGTATAGTAACACGGGGGTTCCCGGCTGTTTTGATATCTACACTATCCCTTATCTAGACTGGGTTCAGGTCACTTTTAAAAATGTACAGAATACACAAGAAAATGCTAGAAAAATCATTAGTAAAATTTCCAGTTTTCTTGGTGTTGATGAGTTTTTATTTGAACTATTTGATGAGGGTTTGCATGGATATAAGAAGTCTTATAAATTTATAGGTCAGAATACATTCCAGTTATTGTTTGATGCACCTTCTCATATGGGCATTCATTTAATAATTACTGGTACTATGATGAAGATGATCCGTTCTGATTATAGTAAAAATGATATTCAGTTATTAAAATTTTTATCTTCTTTGTATAAGGATTTTCATTTTTCGAGGGTTGATGTTGCTAAAGATGATACAAGTGGTAGTGTTTCGATTAAAAAAATAGCTAGGTATATAAAAAATGGTAACTTGACCACTAGATTTAGGGGTGGCCATCAAATTAAAAAGTTTAAATTAGTTGGTGAAGAAGATAAGTTGCAATATGTTCCAGATGGTGAAACGTGGTATTTAGGTTCTCGTTCTGGTACTCAATTCCGTTTTTATGATAAGAAGGCTCAAATGAATGCTATTGATTTGTTGCATTGGGTTCGTTGTGAGTTACAACTTGTTGATGATGCAGCCACTAATTTTGTTAAAAATGCTATTGTTTTGGACAAGCATAAATTTGAGGATTTTTGTTATTCAGTTTTTCTTACATATGTTGATTTTAAAAAGACTACTGGTGCTAAAGATATGAAAAATCGTGTTACAGCAAAGTTTTGGTCAGATTTTTTAGACAGTACAGTGGAAAAGGTTAAATTAGGTTCTCGTAAAAAGAAACAAACTTTAGATGATGTTAATCCTGAATATCTGTGGCAAAAGTTATTGGATGGTGATACTGATTATTACTATGAATCTATGAGTCAGAAAGAAAAAGATAAGTTTGATAAATGGTTTTATGAGCAAATTTCATCGGTTCTATATTTAAGAGCATTAAAACATGAAGAAGGTATTGAAGATTTTTATAAAAAGTTGATTCATTGGGGAGAAACTCGAGTGGATCAGAAGAAAGTTGAAGCGGTCGGTGTTCAATTGCTGATGTCTGAAAGATTAAAGAAGATAAAAGAAAAAGAATCTTCCATTGACTAAGAAGATTCTAGATTGTCTTTTAGTTGACTAGGCTAAAAGACTTATAAGACTAATTTGATTGATTGTACTTGTATTATACAAATTTTATAAAGAAACGTCTAGGATTAAAGTCAGATTTATATCTGACTTTTTTATTTTCTGTGTATGAAATAATTCAGAATAAAATCAGAAATGTATATGAATGAAATGTGATATAATTCAGATATAGACTAAAAAAGGAGTATGATTGATTGTGAGAATTATTGAGATTATTGACTTGATTAATAGTTCTGTGACTATGCCAGATATGGCAAAGGAACTAGGTGTAAGTAAAGATACTTTGCGTAGGCGATTAAATTCAGTAGGGTATGAGTATGATAATTCTAAGAAACAAACTTTGTATGTCGGAGAAGAATCAGAAAAAAATCAGATAGATAATAAATTATTTTCTGATTTAAATAAGAAAAATAATAGAAGTGGATTTAAAGTGGTCGGAAATAAATCAGAAGATAATCAGAGTGAAGAGAAAAAAGTTGTAGTAAATAACGGAAAAAAATCAGAAAAAAATCAGAATGAAGTTATAAATGAAATAGGAAAAAAATCAGAAAAAAATCAGAACAACTTTACTGAATCTGAAATTTTAGCTTTGAAAGAGTTATTACATATAGTAAAAAGTGATGAAGCTAAATTGTTTTTAGAGTTGGCTTCGCTTCCTGAATCAAAGGAAAGTAAAAAAAGTAGTTATATTATTAGTAAAGAAATACATGAACAATTTGAAGAGTTTGCAAAACAATTTGCAGGTAAAAGGATTTCGAAGTTTTCATTAATTGAATTAGCTATGTATGAATTTATGAAAAAGTATAGTTGAGAGTTTAGACTCTCAACTTTTTTTATGTTCGGTTTTTTATGAGTCCATTTTTGTTTATAGTAGACATGATGGTTTTTTTAGAAAAGGAGTAAGAAAAAAGTGGGCAGACATCGTATTGATCCAGACGAAAAAAAGGTGAAATTAAATGTATCTATAAAGAAGAAATATGTTGATTTGGTTAAGCAACAAGAAAATCAATCTGAGTTTGTAGAAAACGCTATTGTAGAACATTTAAAAAAGCACAAAAAGATTTAAAAAAATTTTTTTTAAAATTTCTTCTTGTATTCTGTCCCTTTTTTTTGCTATAATCAGAACGTAAAATCTGGACTCGAAAATTTGTTCGGTTTTATGTACGTAAAATTACAATATGGAGGTATTACAATGCCGGTTGTTAAAATTGAAGGTGTCTTTATGGGCGCAAGTATTAGTGAAAAAGAGTATGAAGGGAACAAAAAAACAACAGTAAATGTTGATTTGTACCAAAAGGGTGAAAAAGGAAATGAAACAGTAAGGATTTCTACTAAGGAAATATCATTATTTCAAACGATTTCTGGTGGGTACAAATTAGGTGATGAATTTAAGTGTCTAGCAACTGTAAATGCATATAAGAATAATGCATATTACAATTTGCAACAGATTGTTAAGTAGTACGAGGACTTATAAGACTAAAGTGATTGTGTGATTTTATGTTAGATAAAATCGATTTAAACGACTTGTACAAAACTTTTTCGGAAATTGTGCCTAACTACTTAGTACAGACTAAGAACGGTAGTTTTGCAGTTTTTCAGACACTTACCTATGGTGATATGTTAATTAGTTTCTTGTTATTGCTAATCTTGTTGGTGTTGACATTCAACTGGATATGGAGTGCTTTACGATGATTGAGTTTAATTTAGAAAACTTGTTGAATCAATATTCCTTGTTTGGATTACCATTTTTGTTAATTGTCGTATTCTCACTGTTGAAAGATTGGCGGTTTGATAGATAATGAATGATTTAGCGTTTCTAGATATGTTGTATTGGTTCTTCATGAATAATTCAGTTGTATTATATTCGTTAGGTTTTATAACCTTTCTTGTGTTCGTAATAATGATGTTCACCACCGTCAAAGCTTGGGGTGATGGCTATTAGTTTTAGCATGGACGTAGGAAGAATCTTGCAGTATGCCTTCAACATGTTTAGTTCGGTGTTACCAGTAATCTATCTATTCATTGGTGGGGCGTTTGCTATCTACTGTATCGGTAAAGTGTATAACACGTTTAGAACTTAGGAGTTGATAACAATGCCTGAATTTGGTTTCAGACCATCGATGTCTCAAGTATTCGGTAACTTTCATATGAACTGGAATACAATGATGCCATTGTTAGTTGTTTTGTTTGGGATACTGTTTGGATTTTTCGTAGCGCATTTAGTAAAAGACAAATTTGATGATTGATTAATTAGGAGGAATTTATTTTGGAAATGCCAAAAATTACATTGACTTATAATCTTGCAGACGTTGCTAACGGTTTGACTAACTGGTTAGGAGCATATTGGCCAATTATCGCATTCTCTGTAGCGATTCCATTAACGTTCTTAGTGGCGTTTAACACTAAAGACCTATTTACTCGTTAATCATCAAATAATCACTCCTTAAATAGCAAGAAATTAACTATAAATTTAATAAAACAATTAAATAGCTGGGCTAATAACCTAGCTATTTTTGTTAGGAAGGATTGATATGAAAAAGCTAACCATAATTTTTTTATGTGTGTTTTGTATTGTTAGCCATACGATCCCTGTGTTTGCTGATTCACCTAGTTTTCAATTGGTAGGAAGTAAAAATGTAACAATCGAAAATAATGGGATGGTTAATGGTAAATACAATTTAATTATTAAAGTTAACAATATGAAGGATGTATATAGTTTTCAGTTATCGGAATTGATGCTTGTTAATGATTGCTCGTTTCATGTTGGTAAATCAAAGTGGACTCGTCCAGAACAAGAAAAAAACGAGTTCCCTATTAATTGGAATCAGAATGGTACATACGCATTTTACATTTTTCAAAATGGTAAAGTTTTAGGCTATGCACGTTTTAAGCTTAAAGGATTTAAAGAAAACGGTGGCGGTGGAGGAGAAACTGTATATTGGGGCAAAGGTGCTAAATACTACGATTTACCTGAAATTGAAAAGCCTAATCCTGAGGACTATGCGGATTATGATAATAAGAATGACGGAGTTTGTACGAATGAAAAAATTCCAGATGATAAACCACAAGGCAGCGGTGATATAGATGAATCAAAAGAAGATAATAAACCACCTGTAGAAGGTGGCGGTGGTTCTGATAAAGCTGTTAAAGAAGCTTTAGAAAAGATTGTGAATGCGGTAAATGAAATTTCAAAGAATACGGGTGAAACGGCTAAAAATACAGGTGAGACAGCAAAGAATACAGGTGAAATTGCTAAAAATACAGGTGATATTAAAAAGAACACCGATGAAATAGCAAAGAACACAAAAGAAATCGCGGATGCTGTTAAGGATATTAGGGATAATTTGAAGATTCCTGACGATATGGATTTGTCGATTAAACCTGTTCTACCTGAAGACATTAAGCCTGATAAACCTAAACAACCTGATAAGCCTTTTGAAGACAAACAAGAGCACTTTAAAGAGGGTGAACAAGAGAAACCACCTGACAAACTTCCTGTTGCTCCTGAGCCCGCCGAATGTTGGGACGATGTTTGTAAAGATAAAGATAATCAAAAAGAAGAAGATATGAAGAAAGAAAAAGATATGGATAAAGAAGAACCAATGAAGCCTGACAAACCAATGGAAAAGGAAGACATGAAGCCTGATAAACCAATGACTCCTGACAAGCCATTGGAAAAGGAA